AACATGTCATTTTGCACAAAATTTATTAAGTTATGTTTTGATATTTATATTTATAAAACAAAATTTCATCTTATTGAACCAAAAATAAACTGGCATAGAAGAAATAATATTGGTGGCGGAATATGTGATATGACATTATATTATTTGATTTATAAAGAAAAAATAATAGATAATATATTAAATACGAATGAATTATTTGTTTTAAATAATGAAAAATGTGTTTTTGACCACCAGTTAGGCGGTTTTTATGGATTCAATGGTAATAATACTTATTTGAAAAGTGACGAAAAATACTCACCTTATTTTGATATCAAAAAAATTATAAAAAAAGATGGCAAAAATTATTTCATAACGAGTGATAATGAAGAAATACGAGCATTATCTATACACTATCAAGGTGAATGTAAAAAATTTATGATAAATAATATTCATTCATTATAAAACTGTATATATATATTCAAAAATATATATATTCAATAATTTCACTTTATTCTATTCAAAAGAATTTCTATTTTTTCATGGATGTTTGTCATTTGTTTTTGAATTTCATTCACAGAGATTTTTAAATCTTGTATATCTTGTTGTTCGTGGGTTTTCGTTTCCACTTTTTTTAATTTTGAAAATAAATGATTAAATCCGGTTTCATCTGAGGATTGTTGTTGTGTATGACTATATTCTTGATACTCATTTTCACCCCAGGACACATTTTTCACGACTCCTGTGTTTTTTTCAGGACCTCCACTAAAAACATCATTTACATCAATGGGGGTCATTACAGGTCCTTTTACCTCCTCACCGATTTTAATATACTTTATTTTTTGTTGACGTTGTTGAGAAGAGTTTGGTGTTTGTGGCGGTGGCATTTGTTGTTGTATTTGTTGTATCTCATAGTTTCTTTCAGCCAATGTTTTGGCAATCAATTCGTCCATTGCGCTCCCGATTGGTTTGTCTAAATCTTCACTGAATTTTGGAATTTCTGGTACAGGAACCGACATTGCCCTAGTGAATTCGTTTTGTTTCCGTGTTAAATCATTTTCAAATTGACTTTTTCTTTCATCTTGTATTTCCTGCGATGTGTATAATTGTTTATTCGGGGTGTTTTGGGGCACTACTGGAGGCTGTGGTTGTAACACCATCATGAAATTCGTAATGAACTGCTTGTTTAATTGAACCAATGGTAAATTCATTTTTGCCGTCACATTATGAAATTCTTTTATTTGAACAATGAAATAATTCCGGAATTCTACAATTTTTTCTCGCGATACGACTTTTCTAATAAATTCTTCTTCTAATATAATTTCCCATAGTAAATCAATATTTTCATTGGTTGTGAATAAGGTGGACATTTTATTTCAAGTGAATATATAATATATAAATAGAGTGATTTATTTATATTTTGTTTTTGTAAATAAATAACTTATGAAAAATAAAAAATTTATATTTTTACATCTTTTATTTTTGTAAAATAGAAACATAAATTCCATTCCACCAAGTATTTTTTCTTACAATTGGGTCGGGTGTATATGAATCATCGTCAGTAAGTCTAATTTCCTTTTCATATAATACTTTCAAATTTAATTTTTCAATAGAATTTATTGTTCCATCTCTAACACATTTCCAGTTCCAATCATCTACTATAAAAATAAATACATCATCTAAACAATTATAATAATATATTAATGCGTTATAATGACTTTCTTCTGTATGGCATCCATCATACATATAAATATTAAATTTTGGTAATTTTGAAATATCTACTTTATAACAATCATTTTCAATAAAAGTAACATCATTTTCACCTTTGAATATTTCCAAGTTCATTAAAAATTCACATTTAGGACCTCCAAATTCACTCCAGTTATCTATACATACAACTTTTGCTTTATTATTACACATAGCTGAACATACAGAACTACCTTTAAATGTTCCTATTTCTAAATATCTTGCGTCTTCAGTATTTAGTAAATTATTATAAAAATGTCGTGTTTTTATTCCAGTCATACCATCTATGTAATTAATATAATTTGTAATTTTTGAAATGTTATTTTCAGCATTTTGGAATGCTAATTCAATAAGATTTTTGTAAGTTTCCATAATATAAATATATGTATATATTATTATAATGGATTTCATTATTTGGTTAATAAACGCAGTTGTGAAAAATTTTTAAATACTATTATTCCCTTTAAAATCATAAGCTATTTTTAAATTTTGATTTTTTAATTCGTTCAATGTTTCCATTGGTTATGAATGATGAGGACATTTTATTTCAAGTGAATATATAAATATAATATATAAATGGAGTGATTTATTTATATTTTATTTATATATTGTTTCTATAAAATCATTATTTACGCATTTACTAGAAGTAATATAAAATAAACACTACAGAGTAGTCGATGTATGAGGATAAACATTACTAATACTTGGTTCTGCCCAAAAAGATTTTATCTCTAATTTTTTAAATAAATAATTCATCCAATGGTCTGGTGGATTGTTAAAAGGTAGATAATTTTCATATAAATTTTTAGCACATTTATTTGTAACAATATAAAATTGTGCTAATCTAGTGCCACCATGACAATATTTACTAACTTCATTTGATTTGGGATATACATATATACCTTCTTTAATTTCTTCTTCGTATATACGTTTATAACTGATATATTTTGTATCAAAAATTATATCCCAATAAGGATACATATTATTTAATTGTTTTATATATAATTCAACATGTTCTTGTATATTTCCACAAAAGAATTGATTGTCTTCCATAATTACTCCATAATCATAATTATTATCAATGATATCTTTTAAACATAAATAATGTTTATACGTACATGATACTGCCCCATTTCCAATATGAGGACATCCAGGGGAAAAATTTATTCCATAATTATTTGATTCATATTGTATTACAACTTTTTTTCTAAAATTTTCATCAATATCATCTTTATTTGGTTCTAATATCCATTTTACATTTTTATTATCTAAATTCCATTTATTAAATTCCTTTATCATTCTGGGTCCTCTTTCCTTATCTATTCCATGAATCAAATAGTATTGAATCTTCATTATATCATCTAAACTATACGAAATTTTTAAATTGTATTTTGTTATTATTAATAATAAAATAACAAAAAATCGTTAAAAGTACAAATATTTATATAGAGAACATTTATCATATCATAAATGTGTATAGAATAATTATAAAAAAAATAAATGATATTATAAATAATATTTTTATAATAATGATAATTAGTGTAAAGTGAAAATTTTAGTTAGTTTGCTAAATTTTTCAAATCTAAAAAGTTAATAAATGATTGAATAATTCCTTGAATATTTCACTATTTTTATTTTCATTTAATGTAATAAAAGTAAAAGCCACGAAATGTATTTCTTTTCCTGGATAAATTCGTGTTTTTAATGTGTCATTTTCAAAATATAATTTATTTAATCCGTCTATATTACAATAATACTTCTTATCATTATCATCACTCCATATTGCTAATCCATTCATTGTATTCATTTTATAATTTAATCCTAACACATTTATACCTTTTTCATTTAATTGTCCATTTAATTTAGCATATAAATAATATGTAGCTAGTCCTTGAAAATCATATGCGATTTTTAAATTTTGTTTATTTAATTCATTTAATGTTTCCATTAATGAATTATATAAATTTATATTTAATTTCCAAGCACAACCACATATACTTCTAGATGTATCAAGATAAAAATAATCGTGAATTATAGGTGACGGTTCTCCTTTTATATCTCCCCCAACTTCTATAAAAAAATTGTCAACATTTTCTAAATAAGATATATCACCCATAACAGGTGTATCTAAATCTATCCATATATAATTTTTATTATATTCATCATATAAATCTTTGTATATATTGATTTTATTAAAACTCAAATTAAACCATCTGTCAAATGGTGTATCGCCATCACAATATTTAATAATTTTATTATCATAATAATTTCTTATGATTACATTTTTATGATTCATATCAATGTCAAAATTAGTATAAATTATAAATTCATAATTTTTTACATAATAATCTAAAGAAGATACTAACAACTTTAACGCAAAAATTAAATCTTCTTTAGATATTTTATCTATAAAACAACAAAATGAAAAGAATTTCAACATATATTATCTTATGTTTATCTTTTTATATTATTTATCTTATTTTGTAATAGTAAAAAATAAAAATAAAATATACACGTATATATTATTATTATGGAATTCATTAATAAAATATACGTAATACATTATAATAAATTACTTGATAGAAAAAAATATATAGTCAATTATTTTAATAAGAATAATATATTAAATTATGAATTTAGAAATTTATATCAAAGAGAGAATTTAACCGATGAAATAAAAAAGAAGTATTTAAAATATACTCATTTAAAGGACCCACAAATTTGTATTACAATCGAACATATTGAAACATATAAAGAAATTGTAAATAATGGAACTTACGACAAGTGGTATTTAATATTAGAAGACGACGCAATATTTTGTGAAAATTTTTTAGTATTATTGAATAAATATATGTCTAATATACCCTTAGACGCGGAATATTTGGATATTTGTGATTATATTAAAATACATTCTGAAAATATGTGGGAAAGAAAATATAAAACTAGAACAAATTGCAGTTATTTGGTTAATAAACGCACTTGTGAAAAAATTTTAAATACTATTATTCCCTTTGAAAAAGCAATAGATCCTGAATTAGATGAACAAATGCGTATTCATGATATTAAAACATATTGGTCAAATATATCATTAATTAAACATGGTTCTCATCATAATTATTATCCTAGTTATTATATATATTAAATTACCATATTTATACAAAAAAAATGGTAATGATCATTTGATAACGATTATTTGATAACGATAACAATAATATTACAAATCCTCATTAAAATACACCTTTCTGAATTGTTGCATATATTCATCTTTTAATATATGGTGTTTAAAATAATCCGCGGTATGCTTATCTTCCAACATGTGAACAATAAAATAAATCGCATAAACACCGCACTCAGTGTCTCCGTATTGATGTTCCACTGGATAATTTTGATCGAATTTAAAATCTATTTTTTTCCCAGTAGGTAGCGCCATTCCTTGTTTTTTTACCATATTTACGAATTTCTTGATTTGTCTTGGAATCGCATCACCTGCGCTGTCAAAATAAAATATTTGAGCCTTTTTAATATTGATAAACATCGACACCCAATGGGACCCACCCTTGTAATGCGGGTCTAAATTAAAAATAATACCTATTTTGAAACGCCCCTTTTTAATCTCGTCTTCCAAATTGAAATGGCATAATTCTTCCCACACGCATTCACCGTATAATTCGTGCGTGTCGTAATCTATCGGCGATGGTCCAATAAAATCAAAACACTTATAGGCTTTTTCGTATTGTTTCATGACATTCATGATTTCCACACTAGACAACCACTCATTCGGATTCAATTTCCATTCTTTGGGAGATTCTGGCGCAAACGATTCGGTTTCCAAATCTCGTGCGACTTTTGTATCCACGAATTTTTGTTCTAACCAACATGATTCTTTGTTACAGGCGCTTTTTAGGTAATTATTTAATTCATTCCATATTTGTTTGGTGTCGTTGGTTTTGATCAATGCGTCGGGATGTCGCGCATTCCATAATTCTTTTAATTTATAGAGTGCATCATCGTCATAACATGTATAATCTTTTTGTTCTTTATTTCCTTTAGGAGCACATTTGACTTTCATTTGTTGTTTTTCTAAAACAGGACCTACATTTTTTTTATGCGTTTTGTATGTTTTATTTTTGGTTCCTCCTTTTTTTCCTTTACCCCCACTCACCTTCCCCTTTACCTTCCCCAATTTTCTATATTTATTATTTTTTTTCGTCTTCATATTTATTGTTGATATTATTCTTTTTACGAATTCCTTTATTTTTCAAATTGGGGTCCTTTAAATTAATTTCTTTTTCCCTTGGTAAAATCATTGGTTTTTTTAATTTTGTAGTGGTTCGTTTCACCAATTTTTCAAGAGCATTAGGTTCTTGGATTTTAATGGTGCGTAACATTAATTGGTCTGCTTCTTGTGAATTACTTATATCATCCGTGTTTAGTTCTGCCGGGAAATGATCACCTTCAGGGAGATCTTGGTAATCTTGTTGTAGTATATCGCTTTTATCCAACACTTTGAAATACTCGATACACGCCTTAATATAGGATTCAAAAGAAAAAACGATGTCGGGAAACATTTTATCAGTGGTTTCATTATTTAGTAATTGTTTTGTTAAATCATATATGCGTTTCTTGTAGAATTTACGGTCACTATTGTTGATTTTTTTAGAACTCGTGGGTTTTTTCATGTGTAAAGAATATTGTTCTTTATTCATGAGACACTCCAGTGTAAGTTGGTCAACATAATTGAATTGGTTAATATTTTTTGTATTATTTTGATTTTGTGTTTGATTTTGATTTTCTTTAGGTTGTTCTGTCGTCATTTATAATATATTGCTTATTAAATATATTATAAATAGAATCCGTATTACTTTTTGATTTGTTTATTCTCTGACTTACTATTCGGT